AGGCAGGCCACGGAACGGGTGAAAGCCGAACCGTGGCCCTGACCCCACCAGAACACACCTGGAAGGGCTATGCAGCAACCTACCAACGGCCACTCCGGCCACGCCAGTGACAAAGTCATCACCCCCCGGACAGACAGCCGCACCCCGCGTGTCGTCGGCTGGCTGGCACTGTCGGGCGTCTCCCTCATCGCCGGGATCGCGTCGTACTTCCACGCCCTCGCCGTCGTCCAGGCCGCGGGCGCGACGCCGCCGGTGTCATACCTTGTCCCCGCCCTGGCGGATCTCGTCATCCTCGGGGCGTCAGCAGACCTGCTCGCCGCATCCCGCGCCGGGCACGGCCGGCCCCGGCTGACCATGGTGGCGCTGGGTGTCGGCATCGTGGTCACCCTCGCCATGAACGTGGCCGCCGGATGGCACCACGGGCCCGGAGGACGCCTGGTAGCGGGGTGGCCAGCCCTGGCGTTCACCCTGGCGCTGGAGTCCCTGGCGGGGCTCGTCCGGCGCGGCCGGGGCGGTGTGAGCGTGCCTCCTGTCCCGGCCGCGCCGGACAGCCCTGCCGGATGTGGTCACGGGGTGTCGGAAACCCGCGAGGAACGCATCGTCGACGCCTTCCTGCACCTGCGTGACTGCCTCGGTGCCGAGCCGTCGTTCCGGGACCTCGGGCGGGCGTTCGGCATCCATCACGACACGGCTGGCCAGCTGGTCAAGGCGGCACTGAACGGGAGCGCGCCGGAGGGTGTGCACGCTGATGCCTGACGGCACCAGCCTGCCAGCCGTGGCCACCGGTGACGAGGTAGTCGAAGGCGTGGTCGTCGACGAGACACCGCGCCCGGCGCCGCTGCGCGTCGTCCACGCCGTAGTGGTCGTCGTCCGCCACGAGCACACCAAGACGGCGGGGCGCCACCTCGGCTACATCGGCGCGGGCGTGGCGATCGCCGCGCGGCGCGTGTGGGACGAGCGGACCACCGCCCGCTACGGGCGGATGCTGCGCGCAGCCGAGCTGACCGGCAACCACGAGGCGGCGCTCGACTGGGACGAGCGGCAGGCTGAGTTCCGCCGCGACCGGCACCAGCGGCGGATGGACTTCCTCGAGTTCCCGCTCAAGGTGCTGATCATGCTGCCGAAACTGGCGCTCGGCATGTTCGCGATCCTGGCCGGGCTCGGCGTCCTGCTCGGCATCGCCACCGGCCACGCCGCCGAGATCGCCGCGCCCATCAGGGCGGTCGCCGACGTCATCCTGTGGACGTGGATCGCGGTATCGGTCACGTGGGAGCTGGTCATCGCCCTGGCGGTGATGCTCGGGCTGGCCGCGCTGTGGCACACCGGGCGCACCTCAGGCAGCGCGCTGCCGTGGATGCGGACCTCCGCCGACCCCGATTCCGACGTGACGATCGACGAGCGGACGATCACCCAGGCGCTCGACGCGATGCGCATCCCGCAGATCCGCGACTACATCAAGCAGGGACTGCCGCTCCAGTTCCTGACCCCGTGCCGGCAGGAAGGCCGCGGCACCTACGCCGAGATCAGGCTGCCGAAGGGCGTCACGGCCGAGAAGATCGCCCGCCGCCGCGCCGACTTCGCCGCGGGCCTGTACCGGCTGCCGAAAGAGGTGTGGCCGTCGACGGGCAGCGAGGCGGCGATGCTCAAGGTGTGGATCGCCGACAAGGGCGCGCTCGAGGAAGGAGCCGGGCCGTACCCGCTGCTCGACGACGGGTACGCGGACTTCTTCCGGCCGGTGCCGTTCGGCCGGACGCTGCGCGGTGACCCGATCGGCGCGCCGCTGGCCGAGCGGAACACCATCGCCGGCGGGATGCCCGGTCAGGGCAAGTCCTCGGCCGCCCGGATCATCATGGCGGGGGCCGCGCTCGACCCGACCGCCGAGCTGCGCATCTGGGTTCCCGACACCAACTTCGACTTCGAGGCATTCAAGCCGCGGTGCTCCCGCTACGTCATGGGCGCCGAGGACGAGTTCATCGAGCAGATCCGCGACGACCTGCTTGAGCTGCGCGCCGAAGTGCAGACACGCGGACAGCTCCTGATCGACCACGAGGTGCCCGCGGTCACCCGCGAGCTGGCCAGCGCCGGGGTCGGGCTGCATCCGCTGGTGTGCCTGCTCGAAGAGGCGCACGTGGCGATCACCCACCCGAAATACGGCAAGGAGATCTCACAGCTCCTAATCGACATCGTGAAACTGGGCCGCAAGCGCGGCATCCACCTGATCGTGTCCACCCAGGCACCGACCAAGGACAGCATGCCCCGCGACGTGACCCGGAACTGCTCCAACGGAATCGCGTTCGCGGTCGGCGACCACGTAGCCAATGACGCGCTGCTCGGCCAGGGCGCGTACGCCGCCGGCCACCGCGCCACGGAGCTGATCCCCGGCACCGACCGCGGAACGTGCCTGGTCAAGGGGTTCAGCGGGGAGCGGTCGGAGATGGTGCAGGCGTATTTCCTGTCGGCGGACAAGGGCAGCGGCAATGACCAGGTGACGCCGATCATCGACCGGTCGCTCGCCGAGCTGGCGCGCCGCGGCCGCGCGGTGCCCGGCACGGACACGGTGCGCCGCGCGATCGAGACGCGCGACCTGCTCGCCGATCTCGGCGAGGTGCTCGGCTCCGAGCGCGTCAAGCTGGCCGACCTGCCCGCGCTGCTGCGTGACCACGCGCCGGGGTGGGGCCCGTACCGGAACATGACGCGGCTCCAGCTGCGTGACCAGCTTGAGGACAAGGGCGTGCGGGTGACGAATACCGGCAACGTGATGCGCCTGGACCCGGCCGACCTGCGTGCGGTGCTGGCGCGCCGGGAGAGTGAGTTACATGGGTGTCATCTTGCGGATATGTGCTCTGGGGATGTTTCCGGAGGGTGCTGTTAACTACCGGGAATCCGTTAACTCTGGTCATTTCCGCAGGTCAGCGGGGATTACGCGGGTGGCGCGGCTGAGTGAACGAGTTAACTCGGTTAAGGCGCCGCGATGAACTTCGTCGAGCGGCTGATCGACCGCAAGATCCGCAAGCCGGCGCGCGCCGCTGTCCGCCGCGCCGTGACCCGCTGGTGCCCTGAGTGCCAGAAGCAGGCCGAGCTGTTCCACACCTGCGAGATCAAGACGGACTTCCGGTCACGGCGCCGGACAGCTGAGCGGCGCACGAGGACCGTGCAGCGCCGGCAGTCCGCGCGGGACGCGGCCGGACGGCGGAAGGAGCGGCTGAACGAGCGCCGGAAGCTGACCGCCGCCGATCGCCGCGCCGGCCGGGCGCACCCCTACCAGGAGTGCACCGACCGGGGGTGCCGGCGTCCGCAGTGCCTCGCCTACAAGGAGGGCATCGCGAACTGCCCGCTGGAGCACATATAGGAGGGAACCATGCTCGCTGCCGCCGTCATCGCCCTGGCGGCCGTCGTCGTCTACTACGTCTCGCTGCAGGTGCACCCGTACACCTACTGCCGCCGCTGCCAGGGCGGCGGCCGGAACGCCGGGTCGAGCCGGAAACGCTGGGGTCACTGCAAGCTGTGCGGCGGATCGGGCCGCAAGGAACGGTTCGGCACACGGTTCCTGCGCTAGACGCCGAGCAGCGCGCCCCAGGTGACGGGCCCGACGATCCAGTCGACGGTCACCTTCGCCGCCGCCTGGACGTCACGGACCGCCGCCTCGGTGACCGGCCCGAACGACCCGTCGACAGGCACGGCATGGCCGCGTGCACCGCACAGGCCTTGCACGGTCCGCACAGCGTTCGCGTTGGCCGATCCGGTGGTGATCTGGGGTAGCTCGTTCACTAGCTTCTCCGTCCAGTTAGCAGCCGGTGCGGGCGCCGGGGCGGCGACCGAGCCGAGCCACGCCGTCAGCTCCTCGGGGGTGCCGTTGAAAGCGTCGCAGTCGACACCGCCGGGACTGCCCCACTGCCAGAATGTCCACCGGTCCCACGGCGCGACGCTCTCCGGCGCGGTACCGGAGGGCCATGCGGCCCACAGCGGGTAGCCGGTGCAGCTCGTCAGCGCGGCCAGCGTCGACAGGTCGCTATAGACCAGCACCTTGCAGCCAGGGCAGGCGGCGGCCACGATGTCGCACCACGCCTTGACCTCTGCCCCGGTGACGCCGCCGTAGTCGCTGGCGACGACGGCGAGCATGTCGCCCCGCTCGAGGCCCGCGGCTTTTACGGTCGCCAGGAAGTGCGCGGCCTGCGATGCGACCGGCGCCGACCCGGCCGACCACAGCTCGTGGTAGGCGCCGCGATGGATGCCCTTGGCCTTGATTGTCGCCCAGTTGGCCGTGAAGTGCGGGTCGGTAACCCCCGGGCCCTCCGTGGCCTTGGTGAAGCTGAATGCCAGCCCGTCGAGGTCGGCGCTGGTCACGGGGGCCTGATAGCTGCTGAAGTCTTTTCCCTGGGCGCTGGTGCCCATGCTCGCTCCTAACTGGTTACCGGCTGGTGTCTCGCCTTACTCAGCGAAGGCGTTGCGCCAGTGCTCGCGGATCTCCTCGGCCTGCTCGTCCCACGTGGGGAGAGTGTCGCCGGAGACGGCGGACACGCCGCCTGCGCTGCGCGCGTACCGCTCGTACCCGGCACGGGCGCGAGCCTCGCGCAGCTCGGGTGAGGAGTGGAGCAGCCTTCCCAGCTGGCTCCAGAAGCTGGCGACGTGCCCCCGGTCCTCGGTGACGGATATCGCGATGGGCCCGTGGGTGCAGTGCACCTCGACGGCGCGCTCGTCGGTCTCGCTGGCCTTGGCGAACAGTGTCATGACATTCTCCTTTGCTGTTTACTACCTGCTGGTACGCAAGTTTTGCTGTTTGGAATGAGGCGGATTACGTTGGTCTTCGTCTGGTCACCGGCATCCGAGGTCGGGGCTGAGCTGCGCGAGTGCCGCGTGCAGCTCCTGGTCATACGCCCTGCTCGGATTCGTGAGCGGGCTGCCGGGCGGCGGCTTCAGCACGGCGAGCCTGCCGAGGGTCGTGCACAGCTTCTGCTCGATGACCACGCCTGCCCGCTGCTGCGCCGCCTGCTCCTGGCGCTGCGCCGTCGTCGACGCGTGCACCTCGTGCGCCGTCCAGAACAGGTTGCCCACGCCGGACAGGGCGGCGATGAGGAACAGGACGACGATCGCGCGGCCCTGCAGGCGTGACAGGCCACGGTCACCGCGATCACCCTTCGCGCCGCGCGGCCCGGCCGGGAACCGCTCATTAGCCTCGGTGCTCATCAGCGCCCTCCTCTGGCGGCGAAGACTGCGATGGCTGCTCCGCAGGCGGGAGCCGTGATCCCGAGGATGACCCAGGCCCGGACAACACGGTGGTGACGGCTGAACGCGCGGCCGGCGCGATACAGACGAGGGCGACGGCCAGCAGCGCCCCGTTGGGGTCCGCGGCTTCCGCTTGCTTCCAGATGATCCACACGCCGAATCCGGTCAGCGCGACGTCCCGGATCAACTGCCACAGGATTTGAATCCACTTCACTTCCCCTCGCTCTCTGTCTTGTCTCTCGCGGCCTGATGGTGCTTGTTGCAATAAGGCGTTCCGTCGACCTTGTGGCGCCCGATGCGCATGCACTGGTCCTCGTGGCAGTTGATGTGATGCCACATCCCGGCGGCGATGCCGAGCATGGTCAGCTCCTGCAAGTCGCTGCCGGAGCCGGAAAAGAAGTTGTAGTTCGGCGGCGCGCCCGGCGTGTTGCTGCTGCCGGTGTGGACGGCCAGCCAGTGCTGCACGCCGAGCCGCCAGAAGATGACGAGCAGCGCCAGGGCGATGACCGGTGCCCACTTGACGCCGCGCCTGGCTGTCCGGCTCAGCCAGCTCATGGCTTCACCGCCGCGACCGGGCAGCCGCACGCGCACGCCCGCGGCCTCTTGTCCCGCATCCGCCGGCCGATCCGCACCGCCGAGCTCGTCCCGCCGAAGTTCGCGACCGACACCGCGGCGACGGCGGCGGCGACCGCCCACAGCCACGTCACTGCGTCTGCCAGGCGGAGAGCTGAGACCCCGGCAGCACCGTGGTCGCCGTCGCGTTGGGGGTGTTCTGCGCCCACTGCAGCTGCAGCGTCCCGGGTGTCGATCCGGTCGTGATGGTGCCGACCATAAGGACGCCCAATTGGTTGGTGGACCCGTTCGTGCCGACGCTGCCGCCGGCCGCGCCGCGCACGAACCCGGGCGTTCCCACGCCGCCGGTCCCGACACCGTTCAGCGTGTAGTTGATCGTGTAACCCGACGGCCCCGTCCACGCCCACTTCAGGTCGCTGTTGCCCTGAGTACCGCCCTCGTACAGCAGCCACAGGTCGAACCGATACTCGGCGTCGGCGAGCAGCGCGATGTACAGGGCGTCGTCGTTGACCAGCGTCGCACTGGAGGTCACCGACTGGCTCGCGCCCTTCTCCGCCGCGTTCGGCGCGATGGCCTGGAGCATGGCGGCAGTGATGCGTCCCCCGGCCTGGATGTTGCTCAGTGCTGTCACCGGCGTCTCCTCACAGCATGGCCAGGATTGAGGGTGTCCACAAGCGCACGTCGGCGTCTGCGGCCTGGGCCTTCACGACGCCGTTGACGCTGCGGGTGACGGTGAAGGTCTGCGGGCTGGATGACCCGGTGATGTTCGTGACCGTGATCTGCTCGCCGCCGATATTGACGTCGAACGGGAAGTCGGCCGCCGCGGTGGTCCACAGGATCCCCGACGGCCCGGTGGTGGCCACCGACAAGGTGGTGGCCGTGGCGCTCACCGCGGCGGCCAGCGATGCCCCGTCGGTGTCGGCACGGCCGTACACGGCGTCGCCGATGATCGCGACCTCATAGGGGGATTCGGGGACGCCGCACCAGGTGAGGGTGTAGTGGAAGCCGCCGAGCGCCTCGGTGACTTCCCATACCAGCTGGTTCACCGGGTCGTAGGAGATCTGGGCGAGCAGGTTCTCGATCTGCGCGTAGTCGCCGATGTCGGCGTCGAGCAGCGCCCAGTACAGGGTCGCTGTTATCTCGCTGCGTGCCAGGTTGAGCGGGATCTGCGGCCAGCGTGCCTCGTCGACGGTGCCGATGTGCACCATCCACCCGGCCTCGTCGGGCAGCTGGCTGTCGTACTGGACGTTGACGGTGACCGAGTTCGAGTAGTCGCCGACGCCGACGGGCGGCGGGCTGATCGACATGGCCGACCCGTCGTTCAGCTGGTACTGGAAGGTGGCGCCGGACACGTTGCCGCTGCCGCGCTGCACGATGAGGTCGTTGCGAGTGTACTGGTCGTCGTAGGTCGGCTCGAGACCGGAGTCGGTGCCGTCACCGTTCACCCCGCCGGGCTGGGACAGGCTGTAGTCGAGCTGGACGGCGGGCGTCTGGGTGCACATGCTGGCCAGCGTCCGGTAGCCGAGCCCGAGGCACTGCCGCGGCTCGAAGATCTGCCCGTTGTCGGCGGTCTCGCATTCCTGGAGGATGTCCAGGAGGGTGTCGACCGGCTGCGCGCCCATCGCGGCCGAGGTGTCCGGGGCGCCGATGATGCGTGCCTGGAGGCCGTTCTCTGTGCACAGCCGGGCGAACCGGTTCGCCGCGGTCTCGCCGACCCAGGCGTCCAGCGGCTGCTGCAGGGTGTACAGGGACTCCCAGGAGGACTGGACGGAGATGTGGCCGAGCACGCTGTCGGTGAGGCTGCCGGCAGGGCTGCCGTAGACGGCCTGGACGTTCCCGATGGTGCCGCTGAACGTGCCGGGCGTGATCGAGTACGCCTCACCGCCGTTGGCGGCGAGGAACACCAGGTCGTAGGAGACGGTACCGGAACCGTCCGGGGTGAGCTCCATCGACATCCACAGGCCGCCGGTCATCGGCACCGTGGGGGTGAACGGGCCGGAGGAAAATACTGTGCCGCCGGCGGCGTTCTTCCCGATCAGGCCGAGACCGCCGCCGGTGTAGTAGAGGAAGGCGAGTTCCTGGACGGTGCCGCTGGTGATGACGCGGACGATCGTGGCCCCGTTCGCCGGGTCGGTGCTGCCGAGCTTGAATAGGAACCGCACCACGACCGCCCCGTTCGAGCTGTACCGGGGGACCTGTCCGTACCAGCTGCTCCCGTTCATCGTCGGCAGCGCATTGCTGCACAGGAACGAGGTGTCGGCGGCGAACGCCGGGCCGGTGGTGGTGACCGACCCGTCGCCGGTGCCGCCGGTCACCGACATCTCCGGGCCGCCGGTCGCCGACCCGATCATGGTGGCGCCGGCCAGGTCCTCGCACGGCCAGTACTGCACGACCTGGAGTGTCCCGGACTGGGCGAGGAGCGCCCGCTTGATCGGGGAATACTCGGGTGCGTCGCCCTGGCCTAGGCGGCGCAGCAGGCCGCCGGACTGGACGGGGACCGCGATGTCGGAGCCGGTGACGTCCCATTTCGGCGGGATGCTGGACATCTCGCCGTGGTAACGGTAGTTCCGGTCGCTGATCTCGGCGGTGCCGTTCAGCGTCCACACGTTGCCCTGAGCGTCGGTCACCGACGCGGCGCCAGCCGTGGCCGTGGTGAAGTCCGGGCTGGCGACGGGCGTCCCGCCGATGCCTGACAGGAGGTTGATCGCGTACACGCTGCCGGTCAGGCCCGGGTCGCCGGAGGTGCCGAAGGTCAGCGACGAGGTGGATGCGTACAGTGCGCCGGCGGCGGCGAACTGCTGCGTGCTGCCGAGCTGTGTCCACGGGCCCGCGATCGTCGGGGCCGTGTACCAGGTGACGATGCCCGACGCATGGGCGTAGGTGATCCGGATGGCGACACGGCCCACGGGGATCGGGAGAGTCGACGGCACGACCGCCGTGGTGGTGCCGTCCAGTGACCGCCAGAAATTCACGGTGCCCTCCGGCGTCACCTCCGTGTAGAAGGTGTACTCGCCGCTGCCGCCGTTCCACATGGCCAGCAGCGGGATCGCCTGCCCGGTGAGCGCGTACGCCAGGTGCGCGTCAACCTGGATATCGAGGTCGCCGGGAATGTTGAAGCTGGCGGTGTACGGGGCGCTGACCGAGGATGCGGCGTCGGTCTCGAACCGCAGGTAGGAGGTCTGCGCCGGGACGCTGAGGCGCAGCGGCGTGTTGCGGCCCAGTAGCCCGTAGTACGGCGATGTCGGCAGGAGCGGCGTGAACCGGCCGTCGCGGTTGTTGAGCTCGAGCGTCGCTGATGAGGCGGTGGCCTGGCTGGCCTCGTCGGGGCGGCCGCGGGTGATGGTGACCGGCGGCGAGTCGCCGCTGCGCTGGTAGACGTAGCTGCTGATGTCGGTCCACGTGCCGAGGTCGAGTTCGGCGCGCAGGTCCAGCGGCGAGCCGGGAAATGCGGCACCGTAGGTCGACGGGTAGTCGAGCGGGTAGACGGTCGTCGCGCCGGACATCGGTCCTCCTTTCCCGGTCGGTCGGCCGCCGGAAATCTATTCGGGTCAGGTCAAAGAGAGACGTCCGAGGCTGTCTCGGTGTATTCGGTCACGGTGACAGAGGTGACGGACTGCCCCTCCCAGTTGTTGGCCTCGATCCAGGAGGCGATGGCACTGAGCAGCCCCGTGTCGCTCGAGCCGCCGAGCCCGGGGGTTCCGGCCGGAAAAGAGTCGACGTCATTCCCGTTAGCCACAAAAAACCCGTAGGTGCCGTCCGTCGTATTGATCGTTACGAGGTAGGCCGGATAGTCGACTTGCTGGCCGTTGCCGACGAATACAGATGGCATCCTTTTTCTCTTCCTAGTAGAGCGCTGCCCACCAGGTGATCTGGGTCAGCGTGCTTGATGATGGGGTAAAGGAGGTCGGGAGCGCCGTGAGGGCGCTGCCGTTGGTGGCATAGCGGGCGGTCGCCGCCGTCAGGTTCCCGTTGGCGAACGTCGAGCTGCTGTTGGTGTTGCTGTTGAAGCTCGGCATCGTCGTGCCGTTGCCGAGGATCGCTATCCAGTACAGGCCGGGCTGGAGATCCAGGCTCCCGGTGGACTCAGCGGTCAGGGTCGCGTTCACGAACTTGCTCGCGCCTGACCCCCACGCCGTGGTCTGGTCCGCGCTGTAGCCGACCAGCTGGCCAGCCGAGTTGTACAGGCCCACCAGATTCTCGCCGGTCGTGAGGGTTGCGCCGTTGCCGATTAGCTGAAGCCGGATCGTGCTGACTGTGCGCGGCTGCCGGACGCGGACGCCGATCAGGTTCAGCGTGCCCGCCGTGATGAGCCGGGTCGTGACATCCGACGTCAGCCATGCCTCATACGTCTCGGCGGCATACCCCAGGTCGGTGGCCGTCCAGTCGAATTGCGGCTGCTGCTGCTCGACGTTCGGCGCCGGAGCGGACTGCGTACCGGTGATCAGCAGGTTGTCGCGCCCGTAGAAGCAGTCGGTGTTGCTGCCGTCGTCGTAGGCGGCGGCGGTTGCGCCCCACAGTAGCGAGCGGGCCGCAGACACGTACTTGCTGGAACTGGTCACCGCCAGACCGTAGGTCGGGCCGTTGACGCTGGAGCCATTCAGCGCGCACGTCGTGTTCACGCCGTTGATGATCACCGGGTACAGCTGGGACTCGACAGCGATCGCCGCATAGCCGGTGCCCGACTGGCCCGCCCCGTTGTGGTAGCCACCGGTCACGATGACCGCGCCGGTGCCGTTGATCAGGATGCCGTTCTTGCCCACCAGGTTCGATGAGCAGCCGGTGAGCGTGACCTGCCCGTAGCCGCCGTTGCCGTTCAGGTTGAACCCGTTGCCGCCGGCATTCTCGGCGCGGCATCCGATCAGGTGGGTGTTGCCGCCAGGCGTGATCGCCCAGCAGTCCCCGCCGCTGGTGCCGCCGAGCACGTACACGTCGGTGAACGTGCTGTCCGGGCAGTGGCTCAGGCTGATGCCGCCGGTGCCGTTGAAGTTGATGATCGTCCGGAAGACCTTCAGCAGGTCCGCGAAGTTGCTGCCGTCCGGCAGGACATTGAGCCCCCAGCCGGTCGGCCGAACGATGTTGACGTCGCTGATGACCAGGCCGTCGACCGCGCCGTACACCCGGATGGCGTCGACCGACGCCGGGCTGGACGTGCAGTCAATCGTGATGCCGGTGATCGCGCTGTTCTGCGCCGCGCCGCTCCAGCCGCCTGCGGTCTCGTCGGGGACGTAGATGACCTCCGTGCCCGAGAAGCTGCCCGACGGGGCGATGATCGCGCCCGCCCGCGAGCCGATCGTGGTCTGGACGTTGATATACAGTCCCGGCCCCGCCAGCCGCACCCCCGGCGGTACGGTCAGCGGCGACGACACGGTGTACGTCCCGGGTGGCAGGCAGACGACATCCCCGGCCGACGCGGTGGTCAGCGCCGCGTTGATCGCTGCCGTGCTGTCCGTGGCCCCCGTCGGGTCCGCGCCGCCCGCATAAGCGGCATTCAGCACGTTGATGCCCGCCACCGCGGCCAGCGCCGCGTAAGCGTCGTTGATGTCGGACACGAAACCCGACTCGCCCGCGACCTTGTTACCCGGCGGGATCGTGAACGTCATCAGCCTGCTCCCTGTCCGAGGACCTGCTGGACGTTGCCGCCCTTGACCCGGATGTAGTTCCTCAATGCACGGATGAACGGATCGCCGTTGCCCTCCAGGCGGATGATGAGCACCTGCGCGCCGCCGGCCGCCCCGCCGCCGTAGCCGCCGCGGCCCCCGGCGCCGATCGCGCCCGTCACCCGCTCCATCGCCGCGGACACATCCGATACGCCGCCGGTGAGGCCCTGCGCGATCTGGCGGGCGATGCTGCGGCCCGAGTTCTGCGGCGCCCCGGCACCCGACAGCGGGCCCTTTTTCGCCGGGCTGAACGGCAGGTAGCTCTTGACCTCGTTGATCACGCCGCCAATCGCGCCCGTCACATCCCCGGCCGCCGACGTGATGCCGTGCGCCAGGTAAGAGATGATCCGCGCACCCGCGCTGAACAGGTCGCTCGCCAGATGGTCGACGATGGCGATGATGTCGGTGCCGAGATTCTCGAACCACGACGTGACGCCGTGGACCATCGACTCGGCGCCGGAGAGGATCTGCCGCCAGTGCATGGCGATGAGCGCCTCTGCGAGGCCGATCGGCCCCGTCAAGATCCCCAGCAGCAGCGGCCAGTGGCCCCGGATCCAGTCGAGCGCGTCGGCGACCGCATTTTTCACCGCGGTGAACGCGATCTTCGCCGCCTTTTCCAGGTCGGACCAGTGCTTGACGATCTCCACGACGACGCCGATCAGGGCGACGATCCCGAGGATGATCGCGCCGATCGGGTTGGCGTTCAGTGCCACGTCGAGGATGGCCTGCGCGATCGACCACGCCTTGACCGCGGCGACGATCACGAGGATGAACGGCGCCAGCCGCGCCAGCAGCGGCATGACGGCCGACAGCCCGGCGGCGAGCAGGTCCGCGAGGATCACGGCCACCTTGGTGATAACCGGCACGAGCGGCATCAGGGCGGTCAGCAGCCCGTTAATCGCAGGCAGCATCTCCTGCAGGGCCTGCACCAGGCCGCCCATCAGCGCCCCGGCGATCTTCGTGACGGCGGGCAGCAGCGGCAGCAGTCCCGCCAGCAGTAGCGCCACCAGTGTGACGGCATGCTCCAGGATGGGAGCCAGGGCTGTCACTGCGGACACCAGTGAGCTCTGCAGGATCCCGGCCAGCGACCCGAGGACGTTGATCAGCGGCGGGATGACCGGCGCCAGCCCGGACACCAGGGCGGTGATCAGCTTCCCGATCGGGCCGACCAGCCCCTCGATCGCATCCTCGATGTCGTTGAACACCCCGCGGTTGTTCATCAGGTTGAAGACCTGGCCGAGGACCACGGCAAGGGTATGGAAGGCGGGCGTGAGTGCCCGGACGAGCCCGACGACTGCTTCCATGCCGCCTGCCAGGTTGATGAGGAACGCCTTCGCGAACTGCCCGAAGATCGTCGCTATCCCGGAGATCACCGGCCCCATCTGCGTGAACAGGCTGGCGACGGTTGACAGGATCGGGGCGAGCAGGTGCGCCATCGTCCCGGCGATCTGCCCGATGACCGGCAGCAGGCCGCCGAGGATGGAGAACAGCGCCTTCAGCGCCGTCGCGCTGGCGGCGACCGCCGGGGCCATGGCGGAAAACAGGCCGCCGAGGCTGGTTCCGAGGCCGCCGAGGATGCCCGCGAATGCCTGCATGGCGGGCATCGCCGCCTTGAGGATCGCGGTGAGTCCGGGCAGCAGGCCGCCGACGAGCCCTTCCAGCCCGTAGATCAGCGGCTGGAGCATCGGGCCGACCGTCTTAAACATGCCCGACAGCAGCGGCTCGATCTGCGAGACAAACGAGCTGAGCTGCTTCAGGGCCGAGGTGATGAACGGAACCAGCGGCTTGACCGCCGTCTCCAGGGTGCCCATTACCTGCGAGCCGAACTTGGAGAACTCCGCCGCGACGCCCGGGATCTTGCTGGCCACGACCGCGCCGAGGGCGCCGACCATGCCGACACCGGCGACCGCGCCGAGGGCGGGCAGCACGGCCAGCGCCGACGAGACACCGGTGACCAGCGTCCCCGCCAGGCCGCCCAGCACCGTCGTCACGAAACTGTTATGGAAGAACCCGCCGTCCTGCGCCCCGGCGTCGGCCGCTTTCTGGCCGAGACCGGAACCGCCCAGCTTGCTCGACAGGTCGCCCAGACCGGAGCCGAACCCGTCGCTGAACGCCGTGCCCGCCTTCTTGCCGTCATCCTGCGACTTGTCGTCCAGGTGGTTCATGGCGGCCTCGACGGCGGTGAGCTGCGCCAGCGCCTTAGATGCGCCCGCCATGTCGATCCGCGGCGAGGCAACCTTCTTGGAGATGGCCTCCAGCTTCGCGTCCAGGTCGGTGAGCTTGGCGTCGGCGTCGGCGCTATCCACGTTGGCGCGGGCCGTGGCGATCTGGTTCTTCAGCTCGTCGAGTTTCGCCTTGAGCTCGGTGAGGTCCGGCTTGGCGGTGTCGTCTGCCCGGATGGACAGGCGGACGTAGTTGTCGGCACCCACTAGCCGTCCTCACCTCCCTCCTCGTCCTCGCCGTCTTCACGGTGTCCCTGCCGGTAGATATCGAGAAGCCGCAGCACCCGGGCGTCCTCGGCCAGCACCTGCGACGGCGGGCAGTGCCACCGGTCGCAGAGGCCGATCACGATCTCCGCTGTTACGAGCTCGGCAGGCTTTTCGACATGGCCGCCATCGCTTCTTGTGCCGCCCCCGAGGTCCCGCCAGATGGCGAGCCTTTTCCCAGCTCATCGCCAGCCCCGGTGGTTCCGGTCAGCCACGCGCCGATGATCGCCAGCACGAAATGGGTGTCCAGCTTCCGCAGGCCCTCGTAGTCCGCGGGCACCGGCTCGCCGCGGCGGGTGACGTTCCACGACTCGAGGACGTCGCCGAACTGCTTGAGCAGCGTCATGATGGCGGGCGCGGCGGCCTGGAGATCGACGTTCTCGGCGGTGAGCCCCGAGTAGCTCTCCATGATGTCGGTCAGCATCCCGATCGGCACCGAGTCGACGGTGACCTCGAGGCCCTCGTACTTGGTGCCGGTGAAGTCCAGGATGCTGCCGGTGCCCGGCGCCTCGAAGCCGTCCGCCGGAGTCACGCCCACGTCGGCACCGCGCCGTCGGCGAGCGTGCCGTCCGCCTGGAACGTCAGCGACCCGTCGGCCCCGCGGGTGAGGTTGTACGCCGAGAACAACAGGTTGGCCGTCATTACCGGCGTCGAGCCGGATGCTGTCGGGTAGATCGACGTCGCCCTGTTGTTCGGCGAGGTCGTGATCGTCGAGAACACAGCGTGGCTCATGTTCGCGGCGAAGTTGCACGTCCCCTTGAAGGACTCGGTGAGGTCACGGAGCAGCGCCAGCTTCTGGTGCGCGCTCACGTCAACCCCGGTGACATCCTGCAGCGCCACCGGGGTCGCCAGCGTGAAGTCGGTGATGTCGTCGCTGATGGTCCGGCTGGTGCCCCCGCTGTCGGCCACGTCGATGGTCGCGCCCAGGCCGCTTATCTTCGCCAAGAGTGCTCACCCTCTCTTTTCCTGCTCGGCCAGGCGGCCGGTGTGCTCGGTGTAGTCCTCGGCCAGGTCGGCCAGGGATGTGTGCTCGCGGAGGATCCGGCCGCGCCGCTGCACGACGAGGCGCCCCGGCCGGGTGCGGTGCTCGCGGAAGCAGCGCTGGCCGCTGTCAAACCGGAAGACGATCACCCGCGCATCCGCAGGCGCGGCCAGCTCGCGGTAGGTCCGTCCCGACTGGCCGGAGCGGATCATGTCCGCCACCATCCGGCCCTCCGGCGTGTCCAGGTCGCAGATGGTCTCCCAGCCGTTGCGCCACTGGTCGCAGTCCACGTCCTCGCACGCCGCCGCGACCGTGCGGTCACGCGGCATGTGGATCCGGTAGTTGCGGTTATCCGACTGCCACAGCGGCGGCGGAAGCGGGCCGAGGAACCCCATCACGCCTCCAGCGCAGCCTGGTTGACGTCCGCCATCACGGCGAACGTCGCCGACGAGAACGTGCCCGTCGTGATCACCCGCAGGTACCGGGCGACCGTCCCCGTCACCGGCACCCGCTGCCACGCCGGCGCCGCAGTGACCGCCGTGAACGCGGCCAGCGTCGTCCACGTCGCGTTGTCCGGCGCCTGCTGGACGGTGGCCGTCACGCTGGTGCCGGTGAAGCCGGTCACCTGGAGGTAGCACTGTGCGCCGTAGGCGGTCTGCAGCGTCCACGTCCACGTCGGCGCAGCCGAGTAGGTCAGGGTGATCGCCTGGCCGGACGGGACGGTGTAGGTGCCGTCGCCGGCGCCGACCGAGATGCCGTTGACGACGACGTTGCTGACCGTGCCGCCGGAGACAACCACCGTCGCAGCGATCGGCGATGTGTTCGTGACCGGCGTGCCACTCGCCGGGACGGCCGGGGTGATGAACCCGGCGCCCTGGTCGAGACTCGTCCCGTTGGTCGCCGCCGTGTCGGTCCGCAGCCCGGCGGTGAGCGCGATGCCCCACTCGAGGCCGAACCCGTCGCCCTGACCTTCGGTCTTCATCATCAGGCTGCCGTCGGTGCCGCGGGTCGGGTCGTAGTTGACCTGCCGGGCGACGAGGCTGGCGACGGGCGAGCCGAGCGCCATCGGAGGCGTCCAGAACTGCATCAGCGTGTCCGCGGTCGGCAGCGCCGACAGCACCGGATGCGCGTTCGCGGTGTCCATGAAGCAGGTGAAGCCCATCGACCCGTCCCGCTGGCCGACGATCCGGGCCTGCGCCGACTGGGTGATGTCCGTGCCGGGCAGCAGCCCCACGGTGCCGTTGATCTGGTCGAGGGCCTGTATGTCGCCGCTGATGTCGTAGCCGCCTACCAGGAGGCGGGCTCCGAGGCCGTTCTGCTTGCTCATGGCACCTGACTCCAGAGATCATCCACAATGACCGGCAGCACGATCTCGGCCACCCGGTACGGCTTGTCGTCGTGCACGATGTAGCCCGCCTCGAAGCTCAGCGGCTCGCCGCACATGCCGAGCAGGTCGACGGCCATCACCTCGCCGCCGAGCGTGAACCCGCCCGACCAGACACCGATCAGCGCTGAGGCCAGCTCGAGCAGCTTCGGGTCGATGCCGTCTTCCGGCTTGGCCAGGAACGAGCTGTAGACCCGGGCACCGAACTGGGCGCGCCCCGTAGTGGACCCCTGCCCGGACATGCCGCGCGCCGGGGCCAGCGACTGAAGCCACACGGCGAGCGTCGGGTCCGTCTGCGGCGCGGTCTTCGGCTCGTGCTTCAGCACCGACGGGAACAGGTTGAGCACCTGCGCACCGGAGACGACGGCGGCGTACAGGGCGCTGATCCCGGCCTGGTTGAAGGTGACGCCCATCAGCCGCCGCCAAGTTCCGGCATGAGCTTGTCCAGCTCCTGCTGCCCGATCCTGGTGGCTTCCTTGTTCAGGACGGTGCGCGTCTTGCGGAACAGCCGGTAGCCCTTGAAGTGTGTCGACTCGTTCCGCCTCGACGTGCCTTCCAGCCACGGTGCCCACGTGACGCCGCGGATCATCGGGCCGGGCACCTGCGCGGCCGGGCCTTTCTGCAGCACCTTCAGGCTGGCCTGGAAACCGCCGCGCGAACGGCCGGTCTTGTCCATCGGGACGGCGCGCAGCAGTTCCACGGCCCTCGCACCGAGCGCGGCGGCGGTGTTGCTCGCCCACTTCTCGGTGACCTTGGCGGCGGTGCCGTCGGCGAGCGGACCGGACACGTCCAGCTTCGCCGTGATCTTCAGATCCCCGGCCATCAGCCGACCACCCGCCGCTCTGTGATCCGGGGGGGCTCGTCGCCTGTACGGCTGAACGTCAGCTCGACCTGATGGCCCTCCAGCTCGGGCGGCGCGCCAGAATCCTCGACCAGCACCATCCGCGAGTAGGCGTCGACGCGGCCCCCGACCTCGGCGATATGCAGACCGGCCTGATCGAAGCCTCGGGCAGCGTCCGATTCGCTCAGCAGCTCGTCAGCTATCTGCACCCAGTACCGGACGGCTCTCGGTGCCGCCTCGGCCATCATCGTGCCGAGAATTCCGGCCACGTCCAGCAGCCGCCTGTCGCCGATCCGCTGGACGTAGATCTGCACGCATTCAGCGGGGTTGACGTCGATGACGATCCGCAGGATCGAGTCCAGGTCGGTGACGACCCCGGCCTCTTCGAGCGCCTTCGCGAACTGGACGCTGGTCATGACGCTCATATGACTCTGCTCCTTGCCTTGCGGGCCGCGTAGGTGGCGGCTCGTCCCCATGCCGCGGCCAGCCCGATGCCCGGTGCGGGCACCGACGTGTCGCCGGCGGGGACGGTACGGGCATAGCCGGAGGTCTGCTGTAGCACCGTGTCCAGTGCCAGCGCGATCCCCAGTTCCCGCACCGGCGACGGGTACCGGTGCTTGTACACGGCGGTGCCCTCGGCCCACGACTGGGCGGTGGTGCCGAGCGCGCCCCGCTCGACGGTCAGCTGCCGCAGCGCATACACGGCGGCGTCGGTGTGGGTGGCGAGCATCGTGCCGTCCCACGCCCGCGCCACCGTGGCGACGTTGCCGTTGACCTGCTCGATGAACATCCGCTCGGCGTCGAGCAGCAGCGTCTCCCCCGCGTTCAGGGCGGCGCCGTCGCCGACGGTGAGCTGGTTGTCCGCGCTGCCGGCCGTCGAGCAGCCCGGCCCGGTCTGCGACTGGCCGGTGGCGGCGAAGCTGACGTCCTGGACGAGCACCCGCTCACCGAGGTAGGGGGCAATCAGCCCGGCGTGGCCGAGCGTGTCATTCGGGAACGGCGGAGTGCCGCGGCTGTAGCCGATGATCAGCAAGTCACCCGCGCTGATCTGCGACGAGTCGGTGACCACGACCGGGTTGGTGCCGGTGGTGGCCGAGTCCGCGAGGGTCGCGGTACCGGCCTGCGCCGCGTCGGCGGTGAACCCCCATGTGGCCTGCGCCATGATCGAGTTCTGCGGTGTCTGCGCGACACCGCCGAACGCCGCCGACGTCGACCGGTCCAGCTCGATGCTGGTGTACGGGAAACCAGGCTTGCGGTTCGTCGGACGCAGGAAGCACTGGTCCAGCGCGATCGGCGCGCCGCCGGACGAGAACGCGGTCAGGCACAGGATGTCGTTGCGGTCCATCCATGTGCGCCACGGGTAGGCGTACTGGTAGTTCGGCCAGTCGAACCACTTCGTGCCGTCCCACGGGTAGAACAGCCGGTGCAGGTTGCCCTCGATGTCGCGGGCCGCGCCCTGGATCGCCTCATCGACGCGGGCGATGTTCAGCACCGTGTCCTGGATGTCGGTGGCCCGCTGCACGTCGGTGCGGGAGCAGTAGGCGGGGGTGGTGACGGTCATCCGTCCCTCCCCATCATCGCGCCCGGCACCGGCCGCACCACGTCCTGCGGCGAATGCCAGCCGCAGAACTTGCAGTACATGTTGATCCCGGACCCGGCACCGGACGGGCCGGGCGGCGCGGGAAGCAGCGGCTCGCCGTCACGCGGGCACGCCTCACCACCGTCCGTCTCGACGAGCTGCGCCCACCAGTCGAACTCCATCGCCCGGTCCTCGAGGACCGAGTGCAGACCCCACCACCCGCCCGTCTGCGCGGGCGCGGCCGGCGCGGGCGCGGTGCCCGTCGCAGCGAGCGCCAGCATCGCGACGCCCGTACCCGACCGGACCGACCGGCCCGTCGCCGACGCGGACAGGGTGAGGCTCGCCAGGCCCGTGCCGGCGCGCTCTGACGTGCCGCTCGCCGTGGCCGCCAGGCCGATAGCGGCACCGCCGGAGCCGGAACGCTGCGACTCGCCGGATGCCGTCGCGGCTAGGTCGATAGCAGCGGTCCCGGTGCCGGTCACCGGAGCCGACTGCGGCGTCACCTCAACGTCGAGCCCGTCATACTCGGGGTTGGTCGACGTCGCCGGGTACGTCCAGGTCGTGCCCTCGTGCCACGAGTCGTTCCCCGGCGTCGCGGCGCTGTTGGCCAGGATCTCCAGCGGCCCCTGCGTGATCCCGCCGGAGAACGGGCCCGGGCTGCCGCCCCACCAGCTGGCCGACGCCAGGAACCACGGATCCGTGTTATCGGCCGTGAAGGTCGATACGACATATTCGGTGCCGGTGGCCAGCGTCACGCCGGAACTGGTGTAGTCGCACGACACCCAGCCGCTTCCGGCCGCGCCAGACCACGCGGGTGACGAGTTGTCGGTGCCCGCGACCTCAGTCTGCGTGGCCGCGTCCCAGATCGCGCACCGGCTCGGCAGTACCGTGACCCCGGCCGGCGAGTAGTGCCAGATCCGGGTAAGCGCGGATTCCTGGGTGAGCTCGAAGTGCAGCCCGAGCGTGTAAGCGGCCGACTGGGCACTGGAGCCCGGGACGACGAACTCGGGGGCGTTCGGGAACGCCCGGTAGCTCGCCCCGGACGGCGCCTGATCGGTGACCTGGATGTCCAGCCACAGGTTCGCGTCGTTGTCGTTCTGGCCGGGCATCGCCGACGTCGGATCACTCGATGACGTGCTGAACGGGCACTGCGGCTTGGTCCAGGAGAAAGCCGAGCCGGCGGCGGCCGAGCCGCCGGACGAGGACGGCGCGGCAAGCGGGCCGTTGACGATCCCGGCACTGTACGGATCGCCGGAGCCGAACTGGTTCTTGGTCTCCGGGAAACCCGAGGTGAACGTCTTGCCTGTCGCGGCGTTGTACACCGCCCCGTAGCTGTTGCCGCTCGATGGCGACAGCAGCAGCGGCGTACTGACCGGTATGAAGTTCCACGCGTCCGGGGTCAGCGCCCCGGCGGTGACGGTACTGCCGGGGACGATCATCCCGGTCGACGCGCTGGCAAGCTGCCACAGGCAGAACACCTGCCCGCTGGCCGTGTCCCCGTTCGTGCCGGGCACCCACCACCAGTAGCCCTCGAACCACTGGCCGCCTTCGGTGACACAGAACATCGTGCCGACGATGAGGGGCCCGGAGTAGGCAGTACCGGACGACGGGCCGCTGCCCGGACGGCCGGAAGCGCCGTCCATCAGTCGGCGGGTCGTCACGGCAGCCTCAGCCCTGACCGGACAGCGTAGGCGTCAGCTCATACGTGCCCGCCGCGCCGAACGTCTCCTGGGCCGACAGCGGGCCACCCTCCAGGTACGTGCCGCCCGACGACGCCGACCACACGCCGAACCAGCCGATCGTCGTCGCCGCGGGCACGTTCAGCGTCACCTGCGAGCCCGCGCAAGACGACCCGGAAGCCGCACCCCAGGTCGTCTGCACACGGCCATACGAGCCGCCCGCGATCTCATTCGCGCCCGTCGTACCCGGCGACGCGTTGTGCAGCGAGATCCACGCACCAGCGTTGGCCAGCCCCGTCAGGGCGTCATCGACGGCAGCATTGGAGAAGTAGGTGTTCGCCATCAGTCCGCCGCCTTCGACGGCGGCCGCCGCGGCGGCGACTTCGGCGCGGGCTTGTCCGGAGCTGACGCCGGTGCCGGAGGCGTCAGCTCCGCAGACTCCGCCTCCGGCACCGGCACGTTCGCGACCTGCTCGCCCTCAGGCTCGCCAGGGACAGGCGGGTTGCTGGCCGGCGGGGACATCGTGCCGTCCGTCGGATGCTCGACGGCCATCCCGGGCGCGGCGGGATGCACATGCTCCTCGCCGCTGCCCGGCTCATGGCCCGGCTCATATGTCACGGTCCCGTCAGGCGCGATCTTCGCCACGTCCACCTCCTTGTGCTCACGGCCCCGGCAGCGCGGGCAGCACGGCGCCCCGGGAGCCCACAGGCACCCGCACGCCGCGCACACCCACCGGGACATCAGGACGAGGCGCCCGACAGCGCCCGCAGGTTCGCCGGGGTCCGCTGCGTCAGCAGGTCCCCGGTGATCGCCAGAGCCACGCCGGTACCCGAGCCGGTCACCGCAACCTCGACGTACTCAGCGCCCGCCGGCAGGTCGCTGGCGTCGATGTAGAACGCCACGCTGTCCCCGGCCGCCACCACCACGTTGTCCACCGCGGCGATATCGCCGGAGTCCGTCCACTGCGCGGCGCCCGCCTGGGAGGTGTTCGTGTAGTAGCGGGTAATCGCCGTCAGCGTCGACGTCGACCCGTTATACGTCGCCGCGCTGTTCACGGTGAACGTCTCCGGATCGGTCGTCGCCGAGCAGACGAACGTGATGCCCGCCGCGTCCTTCAGGCTGATCAGAGTGCCAGCCGCAACGGGGACGACGTTGAACAGGCGCCCCAACCCTTCCATCATGTCTAGCTCACTTCCTTCCGGCGCTCTAGCCGCGCCACGTTGACCTGTAGTTATTGCTGGACAGCGGCTCTAACCCGCCGGGGGCGCCAGTACCACGACCGGGGACACCGCCGCCCCGGCCTCCGTCGTCGACTGGCTCTGAATCCAGTACCGGCCGTCGACCCGGGAGCGGATCCGGAAGTTGCTGGTGTCCTTGATGAACCCGGCACCGTCCTTCGACTGCTCGACGGTCATCGTCAGCCGGTCACTGATCACGTACTGGGACAGATCCGCGAGCATCACGTCGCCGGTGCTGCCGAGCGCAGGCTGATGGTCGGTGATGCTCGCGGGCAGCCCCAGGCCCGACGGGCCGATGTCGTGGCCGTCGCCGAACTGAAACCACTCCGATGTCGTGGCCGGCGTGATGTCGGTGCCCGCAGTCGACCCGCCGGTGTTCAGGTACAGCTCCAGCAGCTGGGGAAGCGCCGCCGACGAGATCAGCCACCGGACATGAGTCAGCCCCGGCGTCAGACCTGCCTGCAGCGCCGCCGGATGCAGCCCTGTCAGCATCGCCGCAATGTCCGCCACCAGCACCTTGTCCGAGGTTCCCCGGTTCACGGCCAGCGCCGCACCGCCGTTGGCCAGTGACTGCGGCTCCCCGGCACCGGTGCCGTTGAAAATGAACAGGTCATCCTCGAACCATGCCAAGCCCAGCGCGATGACCCGGGCGAGCAGGTCGCCCATCGCGCCGGCCGCGTCGTCGGTCAGCTCGTTCGGGACGCCCTGCAGGTAGGCGGCGATCTTCCGGGCCTCCAGCACCAGGCGGCCGAGTGCCGGGTTCGTCGCCGGGATCGTCTCCCCGACCTCGACGATGGAGAACGTGAGACCGCCGAGCGCCTGCTTGCCTGACGCCTGCGACGGGTTGTCCAGCAGCGGGATGCCCAGGCGAGGGCTGTCCATCTCCACCACCGTCGCCCGCGGGCGCACGATCGCGGTGGTCATGTAGGCCATCACCTGAGCGCGCAGCGTCTCCGGCACGAGGAAGCCGCCCTCGCTGGGCACCCGCTCGGACCAGGTGTTCCGGATGACCCTCCTGGCCTCGCCCGCCGGGTTGAAGACGGCCTTCAGGTACGTCGCCCACGACTTCGCCCACGGCTGGTCGTCCAGCCGCGCGCCCGGGGCGTCTGGCCGGTAACCCGGCAGGTCGCGGAGGTTTATCATCCCCAGTCGCCTCGTCAGAGCCCGGTCAGGCCGCCCGCGTCAGCGGTCACGACGAACGCGTCGAGAGCCGCTTCGGCGTCTGCCTGAGTTGCATAGCTCGGCTCCAGAAAGACGGTCACGTCAGAGGCCTCGCAGCCGATGTAGTACAGCGAGTTATTCGGCGCAGGTCCCCTGACCTCCAGATAGGGGACATCCTCCAACCGGTAGTACGTGTCAGTCGTGTTGCCGACATCCTGCGTCCAGCCGGTGTTGTCACTGGTGAGCTTGACGAACATCAGGCCTCCTTACGTCTGCTGGCCGAGCTTGACGATCATGGACAGGGTGCTAGGTGATCCGTTGGCCGGAGTGAGCGCGCTGCGCTGCCAGCCGCGGCCGTCCAGCCGCTGGGTGATGCGGTAGGACACCTCGTCGTTCGCGAAGCTGTACTCCGCTGAAGAGGCGACCTGCATCGCCTGCCTATCCCCGATGAGATAGCCCGTCGGGTCGTACAAGGCCAGGGCGCCGTCCGGCTGAGCGCCGGCGGACGCATCCGGGTAAGGCAGCTTCTCCGACACGCGGCCGGGGATGCCGAGCATCTTGAAGGTCATTCCGTCGGTCTGCAGGTTGGCGGGCATCTCGATCGCCTGCATGCCGCCGAGCATGGCGGGCGGCGCGATCGCCGTGCTGCCGACGATCAGCCCCATGCCCAGCAGCTGGCCGAACGCATCCGGGCTGCACACCCAGCGAGCCCGCTTCAGCGACGGCGGCCACAGCCGCACCAGCATCGCGATAACGTCCGTCAGCGCGATCTTCCCGGCCGTCGTCGCGGGTACGGTGACAGCGCCGGGGCAGCTCAGCAGGCCCTCCGGCTCGTCGATGCCGGTGCCCATCAGGAACGCGTAGTCCTCGAAGAACGAGACAGCCTGCGGGAAGAACGTGTTGAACCACACGTCCATCGGCGAGACCGAGTCCTGCAGCAGCTCGTTCGGGATCTGCGTGAAGGCGGTCAGCTTCGATGCCTGGAGCACGACCCGGCCGAACTTCGGCGCGGTGATGGTCAGCGCCGCACCCTCAGCCGTCCACTCGGCCGCCACGCCGCCGAACACGGTCGAGGTGTGCGACGTGTCGTCGATCGACGGGAGCGGCACCCGCAGCGAGTCCATCGGGATGACGGTAGCCTCGGGACGCATCACCGCGTCCTCAAGCACCAGCGCCAGGATCTCGGACCTGAGCGTCTCCGGCACGAGGAAGCCGCCCTCGCTGGGCACCCGCTCGGACATGCCCGCGTTGCGGATCTCCAGCGTCTTCGCCAGGCTGCTCTTCAGGCCAAGCAGCTTCTCGGCCAGCTCGCTGTCGCCGTCCCGGGCCGCGACGTGCTGGCCCTTGATCGTCGCCCACACGAACTTCCTCAGGTCGCTGGCGTACTCCGAGTTGTCGATGTCGTCGGAGGCACCGAGCGCCCGCTCGGCGAACAGGCCCTGCTTGTCGAACAGGTCCGAGGCGTTCCGCACCCTCGAGCGCGCAACCGCCCGCTGACGACGCGGGCTACGCCGGCCCTGCAGCAGGTCCAGCGCCATGCCGGGCCGGAAACCATCCCGCGGCACCGCGCCGTTCCGCTGCGCCTGATCCTGGAAAAACTCCTGGATACCCAGCTGCGCCTGCTCCTGCAGCTGCGCCTGCATCTGCGGGCCGTACTTGCTCGCGGCCCACTTCTCCGCATAGTTCCGCACCAGGCCGGCGACGCCGCCATCCTCCACGGCGGCGCTCAGCCGCGCGGGATCGTGGAACAGCTCCTCCAGCTCGTCGCCGGTCTCCGGCATCACCGCTGTCACCTACACCAACTCCCTCTCTGCCTTTTGGGGCTGGCGGGAAATCAGGTAGGCCGCCGCCGCCGTGATTACTTTCACGCACGTCTTCATGAGGCAAACGCCTCCTTCAAGGCGTTGCCGAGCCGTCCCAGGTCAACGCCGGAGAGGGCTTGCCGTGCACTGTCTTCCGGTTCGTAGTCCGGGTTGACCTGCTTCATCGCTGCCTGCAGCGTCTTCTTCGCCTCGGCCTCGTTCGTCAGGTCCTGCGTCTGCGGGAGCCTGCCGAGCGCGGCCTTCACCCCGGCCGCGTTCGGCGGGTCGTCCGGGTGGTACTTGTACGGCAGCGCCCACGCCGCCTGCGTCGACTTGTCGCCCGCCTTCTGGCCAGCGCAGATCCCGGCGAAGAACGCGGCCGGGTCATCCGATGCCGTGCCGTTCGCCATCGCCTTGCCGCCGTCCCACGGCGAGTTGTCGACCTTGCCGTCGGCGTCCCGGATCGCCAGGCGGTAGAACGCCCACAGCTGCTCCTCGGCCGCGTCCTTCGCGACCGGGCACGGCGGGATGGGCTTGATCTGCTTGCCGTCCGGATCGAAGTAGTCATGGTCGGTGTCACCCTCGGGCGTCGAGTCGTCGTCGCCGTCGCCGTCCGGGTCGAACCGCACCGTGCCGTCAGCGCCCCGCACCCAACCATCGCCCAGGTCCTCGTCGCCAGCCGCGTTCCGCGCCCGGTCAGACGGCTTGTCGTCGTCCTGGCTGCCCTCCGGCACCCGGCCGGTGCCCTTGCACTGCGGGCACGTCACATGACCATCGCGGATCTTCCCCGACCCGTGGCACAGGTTGCATTCCTCGGTGGCGTCGTCATCGTCCTGGCCGTCGTCCGCGGCGTTCTGCATGCCGCCGTCGTCATCGTCGGCGTCGTCTCCGCCGCCTGGGGTATAGGTGCCCGAGCCCTTGCACGACGGGCACTTCACGCTCGCCTTGCCCGTCGACGGGTGCTTCAGACGGCCGGTACCTGCGCACGTCTTGCACGACTGGCCGTCGCCGGCGGCGTCGCCGTCGTCCGCGGCGCGCACCCGTGCCTGCGGCATCGACCGCAGCCGCGCCGCGATCCGGCCCGGGACCGCGGTGAACGCGGCAACGTCGAGCCCGGCAGGCAGCTCCGCCTGCTCACCCGACACCTTGTCGGCCAGCCCCGCGACAACCGCCTCGTCAGCGGTGTACCACGTCTCGTCCTTCATCGCGGCCCGCCAGTCCTCCGGCGTGCCGCCGCACCGCTCCGCGTAGATCGAGGCCAGATTGCCCGACACCTTGTCCAGCGTCGCGGCCATCTGGGCCATCTCCCCGGCGTTGCCCATGCAGCCGCCGAACGCGTCATGAATCATCAGCATCGACCCGGGCGCCACAACCCGCTCCTGGCCGGCCTGGGCGATCACGCTGGCGATCGAGGCGGCCAGGCCGTCGACAACCGTGGTCACCGGCCCTTTGTGGCCGCGTATCGAGTTGCCGATCGTGATGCCGTCGAAGACATCGCCGCCCGCCGAGTTGATATGCACCTCGAGCGCGCCCTTGATCGCGGCGAGCTGGTTCGCGAAGTCGGCCGCGGACACGCCGTCGCTGAACCAGCCGCCGCCGCCGATGTCGTCGTACACGTCGACGCGAGTCGAGCCGCCCTCGTTGCGGATACGGCACTTCAGCGGGTACACGGTCACGAACGCGCTCCGATCCGGTTGTAGGCGGCCAGCTCGCGCCAGGCCGGAGAGTCCCATCCCGCCGAGGCGCGCAGCCGCTCCATCGCCGCGGCCGCCGTGGCGTCCGGTGCGCCCGCGGGCGGCGGGACAACCCACCCGGGCGGCAGCGCGGGCTGCTGTGTCGCCTGCTCGACGACGTTCATGTCCGGCACCCCGACGAACTGGAGCACGTCATGCGGGTCATAGCCCGCGTTCACCAGCACGCTCACCGCCGTTGACTTACTGGTCAGCTCGAGCGCGTCCTGCTCCCGGTTGACGGGCATCGGGAAGTCGAAGTCGAACTCGACGCCCTGGCCGGTCTGGCCGAACATCGGCAGGAACTGGTGATTGAAGACGTCGCGCCAGCGGCGCAGCCGCGGGTTGATCTTCCAGATCGCGAAGATCTCCTCACCGGTCTGCGCGTTCGCCCGGTTGACGTCTTCCACGATCCCGGTCATCACCTTGTGGACACCCCACGCCTCCCGGATCCGGTCGCTGCCGGTGCTCAGGAGGTTCCCGAAGTCCATGTCCTTGGGTGTCGTGCTGGTCGCCTGCCACGTCGCGCCCGCCTCGAGCACCGCCACCCGGTGGGCACGCGCGACGCCGCGGTGCGCCTCGCGCCACCGGTCGGTCAGCTCATCCCACTCCTCATCCGACAGGCGCTTGTCGACCTGGATCACGCCGTCCGGCCGCGCGCTGTTGGCGAAGAAATTTCTGTTCCACTCACTGGCGTAGCGGTTGCCGTCGATCTCCGTCAGCACGCTCTGAGCCGGGCCCGTCCCGCCGTACGGGTCCTCGGGGTCCGGGAGCGCGTTGAACACGACGTCATCGACGGCCAGCGGGATCAGCTCGCGGCCGTCCGGCGACCGGTACACCCAGCCCTTCAGGTACAGGTCCGGGTCCGGCACCGGATGCATCCGGTCCGGGCGCACCGGCCAGATCCCGATCGGGACACCGCCCCGCTTGTCGATCACCCAGTACGACTTGCCGGTCAGATCCAGCCACAACTGCGACATCTCGAACAGCTTGAAACGCGACCAGAACGGGTTCGGCCGGTTCAGGAGCGACAGCGCAGCGTGCCGCACCACCTCGACGCGCTGGTCACTGCCCTGATCGGAGGTGGTGTAGCGCACCCGGCCGTCCTGCTGCGAGCGGAACAGCCGCCACTGCGGGCCCGCCGTCGACTCCGCCAGCAGCGACACGTTCGAGAAGACGGTGCCCTGGCTCTTGTACGCGCGCAGGTAGGCCGCGTCCTGGCTCACGCCGCCGCCGATCAGCCCCGACGCCAGCCGCGACACGCCGCCATCAGCAGCGCCGACCGGGACCGGCGGCAACGACGGCGCGGCGTTCCGCAGCGCCAGCGCCTTGCCGATCAGCGACATGGCTAGCCGCCGATCGCGAAGTCAAGCGCGAGCAGCGACGCGCAGACCACGGTCCATCCAGGGGCCAAGCCCAGGTGAGGGATGTGGACCTGGAAAGCGCCGAAGTCAGCCGACGCCAGCGCCGCCACCGTCACCACGTGCTCGCGGGCCTTCACCGCGAACGCGGCGATAGCAGACGGATGCCGCCCGCGCGCCGCACCGCGACAGCGGGCGATCACCTTGCCGACGAGCGAACGTCGCGCACCAGGAGCCGTGGCGGCGACCACGTAACACCGTCATGTCCGGCTTGCCCAGGAAGATCACGAGGTCAGGCTAGCATTCGAATTGTGGAAAACCTAAAAGAACCGGATCGGCGCGCCGCAGGTGAGACGCACATTAGTCCGCTTCATGCTGTCCGCGTGCTGTAGGTAACCGACAAATGGCGGCGCGCAAGCTACTCGGCCGGACCGAGCCACGGCTGTTCACCCCGCCGCTGCGCCCCCTCAGCCGCCGCACCAGCCGCGGATACGAGGCCGCCGAGTTCGCCGACATCATCGGCGAGCCGTTCCTGCCCTGGCAGCGCTGGCTCGCCATCCACGCCCTCGAACTCAACCCCGACATCACCTACCGGTTCCGCGTCGTCATCGTCCTCGTCGCCCGCCAGAACGGGAAATCGACATGCAAGCGGACCATCAGCCTCTGGCGGCTCTACGTCGACGGCGCGAAACTCATCCTCGGCGTCGCCCAGGACGTATCCCTGGCCCGCGAGCAGTGGCAGATGTCCCTCGACACCATCGAGTCAAGCCGCGAGCTGTCCCCCGAACTCGCCAAGGTACGCCGCGTCAACGGCGACGAATGGTTCCGCGTCGCCGAAGACCGCGACATCACCGCCGACGACGACGAAGACGAGTGGTACGACGTCGCCGCCGGCGGCCGGTACAAGATCGCCGCCTCCAACCGCAAGGCAGGCCGCGGCCTGTCCATCGACGAGCTCAACATCGACGAGCTCCGCGAGCAGCGCAACTGGCAGGCCTGGTCAGCCCTGTCCAAGACCACCATGGCCCGGCTGCACGCCCAGATCTGGGCCATGTCCAACGCCGGAGACGACCAGAGTGTCGTCCTCAACCAGCTCCGCGACGCGGCACTATCTGGCCGCGACCCCAGCATCGGCCTGTTCGAGTGGTCCGCCGAAGACGACTGCCCCATCGACGACTGGACCCAGATCCGCCAGGCAAACCCCGGCCTCGGCTACACCGTCTCCGCCGCCGCCATCCGCACCGCACTCGTCACCGACCCCCCCGCCGTCTTCCGCACCGAAGTCCTCTGCCAGAAAGTCGACCAGCTCGACGGCGCACTCTCCTACAGCGCCTGGAAAGACGGCGCCGACCCAGCCAGCAGCATCCGCGACACCCCGGCGCTCCGCAAACGCGCCGCCGCAGTTGTCGACGCGGCCCCCGACGGGGAGCACGTCACCCTCGCCGTAGCCGCCAGGCAGCCAGACGGACGCCCCCGCGTCGAGATCGCCGCCGCATGGGACTCAGCCGAAGCAGCACGCCCCGAGCTCGCCGCCACCCTCGCCCGCATGAAACCCTGCGTCATCGGCTGGTACCCCACCGGCCCGGGCGCCGCGTTCGCCACCATCATGCGCTCCTTCGACCAGGCCGTCACCATCGACCAGGCCGAGCCCGGCCGGCCGCACATCACCGAGCTCACCGGCAACCGCGTCAACGAGGTATGCCAGGAACTCGCCGATCTCGTGCGCGGCCGCCAGGTCGTCCACCCCGGCGATCCGCTCCTCGACGCTCACGTGCGCGGCGCAGGCAAGCTCTCCAGCGGTGACGGCTGGCGGTTCACCCGCAAGGGCGGCGGCCACGTCGACGCCGCCTACGCCGCCGCCGGGGCCGTCAGCCTCGCCCTGCAGCTGCCCGAGCCGCGCCGGCCGCGCATCCGCATCCTCGCCTAGCGCTTACCCCGCTGCGACGTGGCGCGCGACGCACGCAGCTCAGCGAGGCGGCTCACCGGCCTTCCGCCGCCCTTCTCGCCGCCCATGCCGGCTATCTCCCGGGTTTCGGCACGTATCGCGCCCATAGTCCGCCGCAACTCGGCGGCAACAGCCGGATGAGCGGCCTTGCCGGCATCCAGGGTGGCCGCAAGGGCCCGCGCCATGGCTATCAGGCCCGGATTCACCCCGTCGGGCACCGCTGCGAGCCATTTCTCGACGTCAGGCGCGACCATTACCCGCGAAACCGGCTCTGGAACCGCCTCGAGGGCACCCTGTGCGGCCTTGAGCTTGTCGCGCCTGCGCTGCTGGCGTTCCGCCGGACTCATCGCCACGTGGCCACCCCTGCATAAATATTCATCGCTAGTCACCGTCTGTGACGTGACGCCCGGAAAACCGGGCCGTGGAGGGGGGGAACAGTAGGGGCGTCGCTCTGTAGGGCGGGATCCCACTGGACTTCTGACCACGGACGGTGACCACACATGGTGGCATGACTGTATAAGTATTCATTCACCATGCCGTCCTGTCGAGCGGTGCGGGGTCTGTCGGCCCGCGACCGCGGGCAGCGTTGCCTTGCAGTGCGGTGACGTGCTTGTGGCAGGGTGCGCAGGCGGCACGGAGCTTGGTGTGTCCTGGGTCGTTGGCGAGCTGGTCGATGTGGTCGACCTGGGTGGCGGCGCCGATGCAGATGCCGGGGATGCGGATCTCGCAGCGCCAGTTGGCGCTGCGCATGGCGTCGTTGCGTGCGCGTCGCCATGCGGCCTGGTTGTAGGCGGGGTTTTTCTTCGCGGTTTCCCAGCCCATCGCCGACCCTCCTTATAGTGCCGGGTTTCTGCTGCCGATCATCGTCTTGTTTCCGCTGCGGGTGAAGGTCAGCTCGACGCGCTTGCCTTCGAGGGTGGCGGGTGCGCCGTCGTCCTCGAACAGCCACCATCGCATGTCGCCTTGCGGTGGTCCGTCTGTCGCGGCCTTGACCGGGCGGAATCCGTCGGGCCATTGCGGGTCGCTGTCCATCAGCTCGTCGGCGACGAGGACCCAGTAGCGCGCGCTCACCAGTCGTCCTCTCCATCCGGTGGCCATTCGCCCGCGGCGACCCGGTAGGCGATCTGACCGAGCCGTGTCCGTGCGTCGCGGATCTTCCACCTGAGCCGCGAGCGCCACGGGACCGGCTCGTGCTCGCGGGTGTCCGGTATGACGCCCTGGTCCATGAGCAGCTCGTTGGGTACCAGCATCGTGGCGGACATCTTGCGCACGCTGTCGAGGAATGGCGGCGGCACGAGGTGGCCTTCGCCTTCTGTTAGCGCTGCCTCGTCGAACCATCGCAGCGCCTGGGGCATCATCTCGTCGAACCATCGCCCCAGCACATCACCGTCGACCGCGCGCCCGATCGCCGGATTGGCTTGCTCCCAGTCGTCGTCGCGCGCCTCGACGGCGCGGCAGCCTCCGACGAACGGGCATGCGGGGTCGAGTGTGCAGGTGTCGGCGCTGTAGCAGATGGTGTCCCTGATCCGGGTGTGGTAGTCGCTCATAGCGCCCACTCTGGTTGTTCCGGGTCGTTCCCGACGGCATCCCGCAGCCGCGCGTTCAGGAATGCGATCAGCTCATCCATGGGTCGCGCCCTTCGTGCTGCCAGTGCAGGCAGGACGCATGATCGCGTGTTGTTCCGGAAGCTCGGCGTACCGTACATGGCACGCGGGGCAGCGGTCATCTCCGCCTTCCCCGTGCACCTTCGCGAACTTGGCCATTTCCGACTGTGACACGTAGACGGTGATGCAGTCTTTCGCGCCGTCAGCGTTGCGCTCGAATCCCTCGTCTTCAACCCGGTAGATGCGCCCGATCGCCCGGTTGCAGTCCGACCACGCTGATACAGCGTCCATCAGGCCGTAGCCGAGCCGGATGATGGCGGAGCAGCGCGGGCACTCTTCCTCGTCCGCGCCGAAGACCTCGACCGGCACGAGGGTGACTTTGATCAGCGGTTGCCCGCTGGCGTCCGCTTGCGTTAGCTCGTCCACTGGTCTAGTCCTCTTCCTCGTCTCGTTCCCCGACGCCGATCGCTGCCGCGATCTTGGCGAGGTCGACGCCGAGCTGCCGTGACGTGCGCACGATGACGCGCTCCAGCTGGCTGGCATGCTGCCGCGACGGTGAGCTGAGGGTGGGCACGCCCGTAGTTGTAGCGCATCACGGTGCTAGCTTTCGCCAGCAATAGCACGTAGTTCATCCACTTCGTTTTGCGTGCGCGACCACAGTCGTTCGTCGTGGTAGCGCGGGTGCTCGGGCGGGATGGTCTTGAGCCGGAAGTTGCCGAGCTTCGCGACGCGTTCCCACTTCTCGACCCATCGTCCGCTGCGGGAGCGGACGAGGATCTTGACGTTTTCCGGCAGGTTGCCGCCGCGGCCGGTGATGACGAACGCGAGCGCACCCTTGGCGGCGACGTTCGTCGCCTCCGCGTAGTTGCAGGCGATGAGGTACTTCGGTTCAGCGCTGCCGGTCATCGCTTGCGCTTCCTGCCCAGCAGGCCGGTTACGGTCCACAGCCGCCGCGCCGCCTCGATGTGGCCGTGGTCGACGAGCCAGATCCCGATGTCGGTTATCACGCGCCTGACGGCCAGGCGCAGGCGGACACGGCGCGGCAGCGGCGTCAGCAGCTTCGGGTGTCCGCCGTTGCCGTACGCCTCGCGCCAGCAGCGTTCCAGCTGGGCTGCCTCGTCGCCGGTGAGCGGGGTCGCGGCAGCGATGAACGGCCACGGCGGCATGGGCACGATCCTCGGTTCGTCGGTCACGGCGGTCACCAGTGGTGCAGTTCTTCGGCGAGCGCGCGGAACTCGGCGGCGAGGATCACTTGCACGGCCGCGACTACCTCCGCTGGCATGTTGGCCGAGATGATCAGGTCGTCCTTCTCGATCTCCTTCGCCCGTGCGATCAGTGCCCGCTGTACGGGCATGATGGCGGCTCCGAGCGGCTTCGGCTGGTCGCTGCGCTGGGGTTCACGTGCCATCGGGGTGTCTCCTCCGGGGTGTGGTGGTGAGCGCCAGGGCGGCGCGCCTGCTCGCCCTGGCGCTCACGTCTACTGGACGGGCTGGACGGCCGGCGCGGCCGGAGTCGCGTCCGGGGTCGCGACCACGGGAGCCGCAGGGGCGGCGAGGGGCTGCTGCCCGTACTTGGACACGAGGTCCTTGATGAAGCTGACCGCGACATCCTCGTACGGGGCAGGCAGCACCATGCCGGCGGCGGCGTCGACAAGCTTCCCGACGGTGGTGCCGCCGAGCTTGTCAGCGGTCTCGATGACCGACGGGGCGACGGCCTTGAGGCGGCCGAGCAGCCCTTCGGCGTAGTCCAGTCCGTCGGTGAGGTCGGCGCGGACATCGCCGGTGATGGTGTCAAGCAGGGACATGATGCGTTCCTCCAGGTTGGGTGCTGCTTTTACGGTAACCGGCCCGGCGGCCGGCGTCGGGGTGGCCGCTTGCGCGGCGTGGTGGTGGTGTAGGTGGCCGAGAACATGCTCGACGCCGCTGCTGGCACGCGCGAGGTCGCGGGCGATCTCGGCTTCGAAGTTCGGCATCCTGGCCATGGTCAGCCCTCCCTGGCTGCGAGATCGCGCGATGCTCGCCAGAGGTCGCGCAGGATTTCCTTGGCGACAGCCCGGAGCGCGCGGGCGTGCCTGTGGCCGTCTGAGAGCGGTGTTCCGGGCAGTGCGGGATGGTTCTTCGGTCCGCAGCGGACGCATTCCTTTATGTGAATGGCGTCCTTGTAGCGGTCGCGGGCGGCGTCGTAAATGGCGCGGTAGGGGCTGTCGCGGATTTTCATGCAGGATTCGGCGACGAGGAATGCACGCATCTTGGCGGTGGCGTTCCAGTTGGCTTTCTGGCCGCGCTTGCGGACCTGGGTGGCTGCGTCGCCGTAGCCGCAGTAGGACCACAGGTCGGAGACGCGGCGGGGCTGGTCTGCGGCGGTGTTCCAATAGGGGTCGCCGATGGCGGCGAGGAGGCGGGCGCCTTGCTTCTCGCCGATGCCCTTGACGCCCTTGATCCACGGGTTGAGGGGGTGGGTGCGCATGTGGCGTCCGAGGGTGAGTTCGGCTTTGTGCTCGGCGTCGGCGAGCATGGCGACGAGGGCGGCGAGGCGGGCGACGTCGGGGTGTGTCTCGTCGAGGCCGAATCCGTCGTCGTCGTGGCTGGTGAGGGTTCGGAGCCGGTTCTCGTTGGCGATGCGGACGTGCTCGAGGTCGTCGAGGATGTCTGCGGCGAACGCGAGCCACGCATCGTGCTCCGCCAGCTCAGGCGGTACGGCTATGGGGATCGATGCTCCCGTGGGCTGAGCTGGCGGATCTTGCTCCCCGGCGGCGCAGGTGGTTTGGGCACCGCTCGAAGTGTGGCCGCCGGGGAAGTCATCAGCCGCAGCGGATCCAGCATGGGGATCGCTCACAGCGTGGCTGCGGCTGGTCTTGCTCCCCGCAGGCGCTTGCAGCCTGGGTGTCGACTCAAGATTGGCCTGCGGGGAATTCTTGCCCTCAGCGGCGTGCCCTTTCTGGGTGCCGAAATTGCCCTGGCCGCTGAGGGGGTCTGACCCGGACGGCGGAGCTGCCATGGTTGCCGGGGCGCACTTGGCCGTCCGGGGGTCTGCGAGGGTCACGCGAACCACTCCCGAAGCGTCTCGTCGGGAAGATCGCGGACCCGCGCCGCGCTGCCGTCATCCATCGCGGCGGCGAGACGTCGCATCAGCGCCGCCTTCGCCTCATTCTGCGCCGCCAGCTCCTCAAGCTGCGACGCCACGAAAATCACGTCATCACGCGACATGTCACCGATACGGCGCACGCTCCCATCCGCCACCGTGTACCGGATCGCGTCCAGCGACCGCCGCCACGCCTCCCGGATACCCGCCAGCTTCGGCGAGCGCGCACGGCCCTTGTCGCCCGGCGCCGGCGTCTCGGCAGGCGGCCGGCGCAGCCCCGGCTTGCGGATCATGTCATGCATGAACGGGACAAGCGCCTGATCCAGCGCCTCACCGACAAGATCATCAGGAATGCGGCGGCGCAGCTCCTTCAGGATCTGCCCGAAATCCTCCGACGAATCCTCGTCAATCACCTGGCGCGCCAGCACGCGCAGCTCGAAGTCAGTCATGGATCTTCCTCTGGTAGCGGCGCATCGAGCGCATCGTCAGTCCTCCTCGGGTGGTTTCGGCGGAGGCCAGCGCCCCCACAGCTGATAGATGCGCTCGTCGCCGAGCTTGCAGCACACCGGGCTCTGCTTGGCCAGCTCCCGCCTGCGGGCACCCGGCGACCGCGCCCACGCCGGCAGCAGCGTGGCGGCGAAGATCCGCCCCAGGTCCAGGCTCGCGCCCTTCCCGTTGCAGCCCACCAGCGACGCCGGTGCCCAGTGACGGGCACACCACGGGCTGCCTTTCGGCGCGTCCGGCGGGCCGGTGAACTGGTCGAAGAACTCCGTCGCGGTGCTCATGCGGACTCCATCTCGCTGAACAGGCCCGGCTGCATGGGCTTGGCCAGCCGGACGCGGGTGAGTGCCAGGGCTACCGGTGGGGCCGGTTCCGCAGAACGGATCGAGGACCGTGCCGCCGGGCGGTGTCACGAGCCGGACGAGCCAGCGCATCAGCTCAACGGGCTTGACGGTCGGCCACGCCGTGCCATCCTCAAGGCGGGGCCGCTCGGATGCCGAGGCCTTCGCCTGGTAGCGGAAGGCCGGGAAGAATCGGCTTGCGCCTCCGGTATCGCCGTAAGAGTCGAAGTCGCGTACCCGGGCAACCTTGTCGCCCATGATCCCGGCACGGTTCCCCGACTGCTGGTGTATGCCGTGCGCGGAACCGCCCGCCGGGCGGACGCCGCTCTGCCGGTCCAGCTCGGCTACCGGGCATGAATCGGAACACGACCACGCCTCGACGGTCTCCATGCCGTCCGCGTCGGCGTAGCCGCTGTCGCGGTCCTGGTCGCGCATCCCGTAATCGCTCTTTGTGGTGCGCCCCCCGCCGCGCCGGGATCCTTGCGTGATCCCCCGCACTTTCCGCGTCCCGGTCATCTCGCATTCGGGGGTGTGGCTCAGCAGGATGTTCGCCGGCCAGCGGCAGTCACCGAAGGTCGCGCCCGCGATGTACGCCTCGGGTGTCCGCGTGAGCGACCTCCCCTCGGCGGGATTGGTCCGTGCGCCGGACGGCCTGAACGTGTCCCACTCGCGGCCCATGAACTCAAGCCCGTACGGCGGATCACAGACGACCGAATCCACGCTCGCGTCCGGCAGCGGCAGGTGCGCGGCGTCCCCGCGCAGGATGACCACGCTCATGGCGCGCTCGGCGTGGCGTACGGCACGGCGCACGGGCAGCGGTGCGACGGCGGCGGAGGCGGCACGTGGGCGGCGCGGACGATGACGACGGCGGCGACGAGAGCAGCGGCCAGGATGATCGCCGTCCCGATGAGATGACCGCGGGCGTTCACTTCGCGGGTCCTGCCTGAACCCGGGCCTTGGTCCAGTTGTACGAGGAGAGGTCGAGCAGCGCCGACAGTATCCAGTCAGCTTCCTCCTCGCTGTACAGCCCGTAGACGCCTTCGATGCCACCCTGGTCATGCCAGCCTTTGACGAGCACCCACCGCGGTTCTTCGTCGGACGTGACCGGCGCGGGCGGGTGCGGCGGCCGGATCCACTGGCGCAGGTACTTGAGGAACTCGTCGCGAGGGTCGCCGCTGATGTTGATCAGCAGGCGCACCGGCTCGTCGCGCTCCGGCGCGCCCAGCCGCACTGGTGGTTCCGGCGGGATGTTCACGGCGTTCCCTTCCTGCGCGTCGGCGTGCGCCTAGCGGCCGGTTTGGCCGCTGGCGGCTTCGGCGAGTCGGCAGGGGCGGTCTCCGCCTGCTTGCGGACCCACACGTCGAACTTCTGCGGGTTGCGGCCGATCCACGCCTCGATCGCCTTGTCGTCCGGCTCTGGCGCGGCCAGCAGTGCCGCCTTGCGGTCGAGGGCATCCAGCTCGTCGAGCAGCGGCCCGATGGTGCCGTGGAAGTCCTCGTCGAGCCGTCGCCGGTAGGACCGGATCAGGTTGCGGCGGTGCTCGCGGAGGTCGTCTAGGGTCATGCTTCGTCCCCCTTCCGGTCGGGGTCTTCTGGGTGGCGTTCCTCGCGCAGGACGTACTTGAGTGCGTTGGTCTGGAGGTTGCCGAGGATGATCGCCATCTCGGTCCAGGACAGGTCGTGCTCGTCGGCGACGTCGCTCAGCCGGTCGTGAAGGTCCCGTTCGGCCTTCTGGACGACCATCGTGCGCGGATGGAGCTTGATGCCGGCCATCAGAACGGCTCCACTTCGCCGGGCTCGATCGCCTGCGCCGACCATTCGGCCTGCTGGCGGTCGTAGGCGGCCGTGCGGGCGAGTTCCTTGGTCATGTGCTGCTCCTGGTGGTGAGTCCGGCGCGGGTGCGCCATTTCGCGATCTGCACCTGGCCGACACGGGCGGTGTGGCCGGATCCGGAGGGCCCGAAGTGGCCGAGGATGTCGGCGATGACGGCCTGGAGGTCCTCGCAGTGGCGGTTGGCGTAGTCGAGCTGGAGGGCGAGATCACCGCGTTCGGCGTCGTCGGCCTTGATGACGGCCTCGGCGCAAGCGTCCAGCGCGTTCTGCGCTACCGGGTCGAGTGCTTCCCACGGCTCGGTGGGCATGCCGATGGCGGCGGCGTACGCCTCGTAGCCGGCCTGCGCCGGTGACTTCCCGGTCACAGGTCCGCCTCTTCGATTCCGGCGGCCTCGAGCGCGTCGGCGGCGATCTTGCGGATCTCGGGCCGCCCGAACGGCTCGTCTGGGTTGTCGGCGGCATCGAGGATGTCGAACAGCGCCCGGCGCGTGATGCCGAGCGCCCGCTTCACCGGATCGGGCACCAGGGCGCCGTCTTCGCGGACGGAAAGCCACGCGCCGGCCGGGTATGCGGCCAACCCGATGAGGGCTTCGTTCACTGTTCGCGATGAGGAGTCCCAAGTTGTCGCCTGGTGTCCACTCGTCAGCGGCGTAGTGCCGCTCCCTGCCGTTGCTCTCAACGACGATGATGGTCTTGGTCATGAATTGCTCCCTACGATTTCGTCGATGTGCTCGCGCTCAGGTCGTTTATCGGTCGCGCCGGGCATTTCGTGGTGGCCGCATTCGCTGTTGTCCCATTCGTAGACGACGACGTGGCACGTCGGGCAGCGGCGGTGCTGGGCGAGCTGCTTGCGGCGGCTGGGGTGGCACTGGGTGCAGCGGGCGGGCTGGCCGCCGGGTGCGCCGATGAGGCGGCTGCGGCGGTCGCAGATGCCGCACCAGGGCGGCTTGCCGTCGGCGGCGAGTTCGGCGGCATACGGGCATTCCGATTCGATGTGGCCTTTCTCGCCGCAGCCGTAGCATGTCGCGGGCATTCTGCTTTCCACCGCCAATCTCAAAATCTGAATTGTCGAATTCGCTACTACAGTTCTGTTAGAACGGATATATCTATCTCAAATTACGGTGAGCAATTAATGCACCGTTCGGGGGGTTGGATACGTAGCAGCGAAGCTGCACGTATAACTGCCTCTGCCTCTGCTTGATTTTTGCTTGGCGTTTGCTTGAGCAAGTGCTTGAGCGTTTGCTAGACCCAGATCCCTGTGACCTGCGGCGATCTGTTTTCGGGAGGTCTCAGGGTGCCCTGTGGATAACGCGAAGTATGTGACCGTGTGTTAGTGTGGTCGACCACCCTAGAACACGGTCGTTTGTGCCATCCCGTGACCTTGTGCGTCCGCAAGCACTTGCTAAGCACTTGCTTGACCGCTTGCCTGAGCACCTGCTTGAGCATTTGCTTTCCGTTTGCTTCCCCCCTTGCGGCCAGCCTCGGCGCGCTTCAGCGACAGCTC